GGGAATGACGCAGTAGTGCCACCAAATTGAATTTTAACCGGACCTGTAAGCGATTCATTTCGGATTAAAAAATCACCAGACGTACCGCTTGAAGCCAAATTCCATCGCTGGCCGTTAACAATAGTAGCCGCAGCCGAACCACCAACACCGCCTGTAAAAGATCCCGAGGAAGTGATTCCATTTACGTTAATTCGCGCTCTTTCAGTACCTCCGCATGTAAACGTAATATCAGTAGACCCGCTAGACGGCGTCCCCATGCCTGTCGTTGTCGCGTTTCTAAATGCGTAAACTGGCAACGAAGCAGTCGACACGGAATTGATAATTGCAAAGCTACCGTTATTTATTCCTTGAATGTTTGAGCCTGCTGTCATAATAAGACCTGGGCCAGAGGTCATTGAGAAAGTAACAGGCGAGCCAGAATTAACAATGCTACTGGCAAGAGATAAAACCGTTGCGGTTGTTGCGCTTAGCACAGTCAGCTTGTGCGTGCCTGTTGTGCCGCCAACAAGTAGATTACCACCACCAACTCCTATTTGAATATTGCCAGTCGCTGCATTATTTAAAAGCAGAGGAGAGCCATTGATCCGAAGCTCTTGATAAACGTTATATGCATCATTAATACTTGCTACCTCAGGCGACCCGTTAGTGCCAACCATGATAAAGTTTTTATCGGTATTAGTATTAATTGAAAATTTAGCATTGTTTAAAACCGTTCCACTTGTCGCAATGCCGAAATTCCCGTTTGCGTTAAGAAGCACCCTAGATGTGCCAGCCGTTGTTAATCCAAGAATATTAGTACCGGCTATATAAACACCAGTGTCGGTATCAGTAACAAAAGAATGAGAGGGAGCAGCCGCTGTACCACCTGTTGTTAATATATTGCCTAGCAGTGACAAGGTGTCTGTTGTCTTGTCGTATGTCATTCCAGCGTCACCACCGAATGAGCCAGAATCATTAAACTGAACCTGCCCAGTACTTCCACCAGGTGAAGAAGCAGCATCAGAAACAACGTCAAATGTACCTGTGAATGGATTAAAAACGTAAGCCACTATGACCTCACTACCGAATCAAGTTGGCTGCCAGTATATGCAAGAGTAAGAGTCGCTACTGTTGCTCCAGCTAATTTGTAAACAACTGAAGTTAGATTGCTTCCAGTATATGCAAGTTCAATTTGATCGTATGGTTGATTAACAAGGCCCTGCACTATCTCTTGATATACATTGCCGCTACGAACAACTGTAGCGACAGGAATGTCAGGATTAACCGATGCTGCTGAGTTGGATACTGTTGTTGGCATTAGTCGATCTCCTCAATGTCGATACCCACTGGGTTACCCTGATCGTCCATTACAATCTTGCCGCGCTTCTTTCGTGCCTTCTTCTCGCGCTCTACGATTACAGGCTTGTCGCTCTGGAACATAATAGATTGCGAAGGCTGCCTATCAAAAGCTTCCATTGATACGCGAAGTCGCTCAATCTGCTGGTCGGACGCCAATCTGCGCTCTTCCATAATCTTTTCAGACTCAGAAAGCTTGATACGCATCTGTTCAAGCTCAAGCTTCTGAAGCTCAAGAAGTTGTGCCATTCGGTTAGTCTCTTGCGTAATGGCTTGCTTGTTAGCATCGCTTGCCGACATAGCCTGAACCTTAAGCATATCCACCTGAACGGCGCTTTGCTTGACCTGTACCTCTTGCTGGCGAAGAGCGATCTCTTGCTGCTTGGAGTACTCCTCAAACTGCTGCTTCTGAATGGCAAGTTGAGCATCGAGCTGGTCGCGTTGCATACGAAGCTGCTGCTCTTGGTATGCAAGCTGGTTCTTGGTCGACTTGTCTTGCATTTCCATCTGCGCGGCTTGAAGCCGAGCTTGCGACTCTACCTGAGCTATTTGGAGACGTCCTTGTACTTCAAGAGTCGTTGGATCTGGCGGTGGAGGTTGCTTAGCTGCTTCTTCTTTCGCTTTAGCAATCTCTTGAATTTGCGATAGAGCATTAGAAAATAGTCCATCAATCTCTTTGCCTCCCTTGTAGCGCTTAATGACGTTTTGGAAAAGCTGAATAGAAAAGTCGAGGAGCGGTGGGTACTGCTCAACAAGTGTCTTCATCTGGTTAAAAAACTCTCCCGCTACCGAAAGGAGTTGTTGTCCTTCTTGCTGCTGTTGCTGGTAATCAATAGCCACCATGCTGTCAGAAGCAATCTGTATGCGGTAATTAAACTGGTCTTCATTGCGGAGGAACTCCATGATCTGCTGTTCCATTGACATGACAACCTGCATCGGATCCATCGGCTGTGGAGGAGGTGGTTGCATCTCTGGAGGCATATTCGGATCTGGAGCTGGCGCTGGAGGAGGAGGGGGAACGAGCGGAGTGAGGAGCTGCACTGCGTCTCCGGTTTCCATAAGAAGCTCTTGGTCAAACTGCGACGCAATAATTGTGCCAAGATTGCCGATAGCATCCGAGATGAACTTGGTGAACATATTTTGCCTGACGATGAGACCCATCGACGACCACGCGTTCTCCAAGCGGTTAGCAGTTGCTGTCTTGTACTGCTCACTAGTGCCGCGAAGAAGATCGGACACTTTCAATGTTTCGTAGAGTTGCTCGAGTGCTTGTCCTCGGGAGTCTTGAAGAACACGAAGCGCGTTAACATACGGCTCGATGTTAAGCATCTCGATAGAGTTGGCGAGACCTCCCTTTGACTTGTACGACGGCCAGTTGTTGAACGGGTACATCTTAAGGTCGCCGCTAAAGAGCTGGTCGACGAGGGTACCAAGAGTAGAGTCGTAGGCTCCGTTAGCGCGAATAGCCTGAACCATACCGTGAACGCGGCTGGTAAGACGCTCTACCTCAAGGATCTGGTCTTTAACGTGGGTATAGTCAGAAATGGGGATAACCGAGTCGGGATTGGCGCTCTGACTGATAACCGAGCAAGGGTAGAACTTCTCGTAGTCGATTGGTGGCTCGCCGCTCTGAACGATGGTCTTCTCGTCGTTCTTGTGGACCCAAAACACCTTATCGGCCTCTTCGCACCAGATTTCGTAGAGCTCTGCCTTACCCTCGTACTTATCGCGGTCGCGATTCATGTTCTTCTTAATGGCGTCTGGGAAGGAGTCGTAGCTAAGGTCAGAGGCTACATCAGCGCCGAACATATTCTCTGCCTGAGCGCGGGAAAGGAATGCGCGACGGGAGCGCCATTCTACCTCCGACTCATTTCTAGCGTCGGAACAGAGGTAGTCAGGGTAGTTTACCACCTCAAGGATAGCCTTTTCGTCATCCTTTCGCTCAACCTCTACGGTCGCGGTGTAGATGCCGTTCATGTTCTGAACAAGGTCTTTTACGTCGCCTTGAAACTCCTCGTTCTCGGCATCAATAAATTTACCCTCTGGGGTAAGGATATAACCGATCTCTTTCTCCTCGGTTTCCATCTCAAACTTGTAGCGGGACCAGAGAACTCCCTGTCCGGTGAGCAGGAACTGCAGAGCTACGTCGTAGCCGACCTGGTCGAAGTTAAACTCGCAATCCATTTGGTACTGGATGTTTCGCTCGAGGAGAACGGCTGATACCTCGTGGAGGGTGCCACCGGAACGCTTTCTGAGGAGGACTTCTGCTTTTGGGGTGGAGGAGTAGTAGGCGGGAAGGAGGGTGTTTACGCAATACCACCAAACGTTAATCCGGCGTTCTACGTCAGAGAAGATGTGGACGTGCTTTTGGGAGTTATAGACCTTAATCGACTCCTCTGCGGCCTTGAAGAAGTCTTTTCGACGGTCTTCAGCCTGGGTTAACTGACTCCTCCAATAGGCAGCGGAAAATCGTTTAACCAGTGGCTGTGCCTTCTTCATATCCTGACCCTATCCCTCTGCGCTCTTATTTGCGCGATATAAGCCTGTAAACGCACCGAACCTTTACTAACCACTGCGGGTGGTTCCTGCCACTGGGAGTCGATCAATCGAGCCTTACAGAGGTATCTAAGCGCGTCACAAGCATGGTCGTCTCCTGAGCTATCTGCATCCTCTGGTCGCTTCTTGTCGATAGCTAAAGAGGGTAGCGTGTCGAGCAGGTACGGACAACTAGCGAAAATATACAACAAACCAGGCTTCGCAACCAATCTCTGTCTTATCTGAGACCATCCAGAGAGCCGATCATTGTCAGCAGCGCGGAAGGGAGGGTGCTTGTAGCGAGCAAAGACCTGGGTGAACTGGTCGTTGATGCTTGGACCCCCATCGTGCTTAAAGATGGATGGGTCGGCCACGGAGATGAGGTTCTCGCCGACGCTCAGTGAAGCGATTCGTGTGGCTTGCTCGACGTTGTCCACTCCTTTTCCCCAAAGCTCTCGGTAGATAATAAGAGCACCTTTAGGGAAAGGGACTTCAACACCTTCATCCGTCTTACCACTGCTAACAGCACCCCATATTGCAGCAAAAGGAGACCGGAAACCCCAATCGAAACCCATGTAACGCTGCCAGTGTCGAGGTACATTGAAAGGAGAAATAATATGGCGGGAACTAAATTCAGGAAAATAGCTACCTTCGTGGATCTCAAAGTCTCCCTCCAACCATGCTCGGACAAGCTCTGGAGATCCGACCATGTGGAGACGGTCAATGTAGCCTGGGTCTTTGGCGAGTAGAATCTGATTGTCATGTACCCTCGATGGTATGTAGATGTAGTCAAAGTGCTTGCCGTTCGGGAGCTCTTTCTGCAGAACTTTTAATCCCTTTGGCGCAGGTCTGATAAACGTCTCTTTGAGCCAACTGTGGCCGACACCCCCAGGGTTGAAGGTAAGGATAACCTGACCCCCTCCCTTACCTCGCAAAGCTCCAAACAACTTCCAGATACAGCTTGGGTCGGCGTAGTTTCCTGCCTCTTCTATCGCGCAGTCGGAAAGATTCTGTCCCTGATACTTCTCAGCATCGGCATCATTCGCGAGTGGACGAAACCGCAAACGACCGCCTTTAGGGAACGTAAACTGCTTCTTCTGGTCCTGCCAGTGAGCTTGGAGGGGTAAATATATCTGCTTGGCTCGCTCGATGAGGTCATCCGCTTGAGGGAGCTCTTTTCGAAAAAATATCGCATTGAAGTCATCGCCGAGTTGCTCCTGCTTAATGGCAAATTTGCCAAGAGTGCCGTCGGTCTTACCCCCTCCTCGCGCACCACCGTAGCCAATGAGAGTGATAGGACAGTTAACCAAGACCTCCTGCGGTCCTGGTTGCGGCTGCCATACTACTTGCTCGTGGAAACTCATCACTTATCCTTTATGTTGAACCACTTTCGGATGAGAAACTCGCCTAAATCGTCGCCTTCCTCAACCATCGCGCCATACATTGTGACCGCCGTCACTCCGTGCATAAAACCTTGGTAGTAATCTGAGTTGGTAAGCACCATATCGCGTGGAGCGTTAACGATCTCCTCAAGATAGCCAAAAGCAGCGTCACCAATTTCCGGCTTTTTCTTCACTTTTCCTCTGGTGGCTTAGGCAGCGGCATCCAGTGAGTGACTTGATCTAACTTCCACTCATCTATCTCCATGTCAAACGCACGACAATTACAAGTGCAAGCCTCAAATATAAATAGACTTCTATCGCTCCAGTCCTCACACAAATGAGCTGCATAAACATTGCCATAAGATACCAGTAGGATACATGAGCTTTCCCTT